CTACTTGTTTATCATTATCTAAATCTATTTTTATCACTCTTTATCAACTCCTTTGAGTATGTCTAAAACTATTTCAATATCAAAATCTTCGCTTATTACTAATAAATTATTTATATGTTCACTTTCTTGTTCTATATATTCTATTGCTTTATTTATGATATTATTTAATCTTTCATTTTCTTCATCACAAATCTTATGTGCTTCCATCAATGAGTTAAATCTATTTTGTAAATCGTCATTATCTTTATTTAATCTTTCTATTTCTTCTACTAATTCTTCTTCTTCATTAGTAAATAGTAAAGCATTATCATAGCCTTTTGCTTTTGCTAGTGTGTATTGAAATTCTATGCTATCTTTTATTTCTTGTAATCTTTCTTCACTCACTCTTTATCATCTCCTACTTCACCTAATATTTTATTAATTCTTTTTTCGTGTTCTATAATTTGGTAATAATCATCAATGTTTATTCTTTTTGCTTTTTCCATTTCTTCTTTTAATGCTTTAATCTTCTTTTCATACTCACATAAATCATCTAATGCACTTATAAGTGCTAATACAATACCAAATACTACTAACCAAGCAAGTATCACTAATATTACTAATGTTTTAATCATTCTTCCACCTTCTCTACTAAATTTGCTTTTATTAAGTCATATAATATATCTAAATCATCATCAAGCAAATAATCAGTTTCTTCATATAATTCTATATGTTTTGACCTACTATCTATTGAAACATCTTTTTTAACCCAAAACCAACTTATATTATTAGAATAACAAAGTTCTTCAAATTCATATTTTTCTAATTCTTTTAAATCTACATTATCTTTTATCTTTAACATATTTTATTTTAACCTTTCCACATTTTTTACAAGTATAAACGTACTTTTTTTGCCAACCAAAATCAATATATGTTATGTAGTCATCACAATAGATGTCATTTTGTATTTCTAATTTGTAATTATGTTTACAAAATATTTTTTTTATTTTTAACATTAATTATCAATCCATTCACTATCACAATACTTACATTTTGCTATACCATTTTTATATTGTAAATTTGCACCACAATTAGGACATCTTAATAATTTTCCTTTATTTCTTTGTATTTCATTTAAACCTAATAATCTTCTATATGAATTATAAGATATTCCATTACTTATCATCTTGTAAGTCCTATCATCATCTTCATCTTCAATACCATCAAAATCAAAATGTAAATCTATTTCTTCTAGTTTTCTTTTTGTTTCAAATATTTTATCTTCGGTTTCTTTAAATAAATCATTTATTTTTTCTTTATCTTTTTCATATAGACCATTACGAATATCTAGTAAAAAAACAATCAAACAAACTGCCAATATGATTATTGATATTGTTTTCACTCTCTACCACCTACTATTAAAATTGCTATTATAAAACCAAATAAACCACTTAACATTAAACCTATTATAAAATTAATCATAATCTAACTCCAATCTTTATAATAATCTATTAATTCTTGTCTATCATCACATTCGTAAGCATCATCAAAACCTAATTCAAATACAATATCTTGTAATTCATATAAAGGCATTGTTTGTAATTCGTTATCACTTAATTTTTTCATTAATTCCCAACTCCTTTCTAACATACTTTAATGTTTCTAAATTACCTTCTAATTCTTTCTTTTTATAATCTAAATCTTCTAATTTTCTAGTAATATCATATTCAAATCTTTCTAATACTTGTTCTAAATAAAATTGCTTGTCATCTTCTTTAGTTGCATAACTTAATAACAATAATAATTCATTTCTAATTTCGTTCATTTTATTTCACCTTTTCTAATATCTTTTTTAATTCTTCAATATATTCAATGTCTTCTTCATAAATATCTTCTTTTGTATCATAATATACTAATTCATTTTCTAATAATCTAATTAGTATATCTTTTTGTAAACTTGTTAATTTCATCTTAATTCCTTCTTTCCTTTAGGGGTTATTGCTAACCCCTTACCAATTCTACTATTTCTAAATTATCACATAATTCTTGTTCATTTTTTATAATTTTTTCTCTTTCTTCTTGTGTGTATCTTGAATTAGTTGTTGTTTTTAAATATTTCACGTTTTCAGTATATAATTTTTTATAATAATTATATTGTTTAAGTATATTATCATAATTACCACTGCAACAATAAAGTCCTCTTTTATCACCATTGTTAATATTTTTAATACCTACTAATGCGTATCTATAATCGTTAGCACTTGTTCTAACTAATACCTTATCCCCTTTTTCGTTTTCTACATAATATTTAATTTTCATTTTATTCACCCATTAATCTTTCTATATTCTCTTTTGTATCTAATATTTGTTCTTTACTGCTACCTAAACTTTTAATTATTTGTGGCATATGTTCTTTACCATATGACCAAGTTTGGTAAGCATCATAATCATAATAGGTATTAAAGCAATATGCTTTATTACCTTTATTACAAACGCAACATTCAAAACCTTCTTCTCTTCCATAGTATTGTGCTATGTGTTCTTCATTATCTAAACAATCTTTAATTATGTACCAATCATATAATTTCATTTTAATTCCTTCTTTCTATTATACCCAAAAGTTAATATAATCTATTGCATCTTGTAATGTATCAAAATGTCCTTCATAAAATTCTTGATTATCTATTGTGCAATAAACACGATAGTAATATAAATCATATATTTCAAATTTCATTCCTTTACTATTAATTTCTGCTACTTTTTTCATTTTAAATCCTTCTCTCCTAACAAGTATATCTCACTTGCATCTTAATAATATCATATATACATATATATTGCAATACTTTTTTGTTAATTTTTTTAAAAAATTTAAAAAAACTAGGTTTTACCTAGTTCTATTCAAAATCAAATATACTTGATTGTCTAAATTTATCACCTGTCTTTTTATCATAAAAAACACCATTCATTTCTTGTTTTAAAGAACAATCATCACCCATAAATTCGCTATATTTACCACAATAGGCATCAACGTAATCTTTAAATGATTGTGTATTCTTTATTCTTATATCACCATTTACACAATTAGCACAATTGCATTTTGGTATCCAAATACTATCATCATTTTTTATTTCTTTACCTTGCTTTTCGGTACTAAAATAAGTTAAATTGTATTTTAAATAATTATCAAAATTTTCATTTATAGTATCAACACCGCAACAACATCTGCTTTGACTTAAAAAATGCAAATCATTATCACCAACACCAACTTTAGTATTTGGTAAATGTTTCTTAATCTCATTTATATTTTTGATTTTAGTTAATTTATCTAACTCTAAATTACGCATAATTGATGTTCTTTTGTATTTGTGTATTTCATCTTTAAATAATTCTTTCATAACAGGGTTATCGGTATTTATTTTTAAATGTTCTACTGTCACATAACTTGCAATGCCATCTATTGCATCGCATAATTTTATTGCCTGTTCTAAATTAATCATTGGTTGTATTCTTATACTACACCAAAAACCTTTATTTCTTAATTGCTTTAAAAACTCAATTCTTTCATTTGGTGATGCGGTATTATCTTCGTACTTTTTAACAAATTCTTTATCATATCCTAACAAACTAATTTGAAATGCGTGTAATTTAGGGTTTAATATATCCCAATATTTTTGTGGTAATTTGCTTGTCTTTGTTGAAAATATTAATGGATAATTATATTTATTACTTAATTGTATTAATTGATAATTTAGTTCCATTTGAAATTCTATTGGTTGAAAAGGGTCGCTTAACCCCCCCACGTGTATTGGTGTTCTATGTCTTAATAATTCTACAATAATATCTTTAGTATTATCGTTATTTTCAAACGCTTTTTCAAATAACTTTTTTACTATATCAAATCTAGCATATTTATAATCAAAATCACTTTGCCCACCAATATGTCTTGCAAAACAATATTTACAACCAAAACTACAAAATTTGTAAAAATCTAATCTAAATGGGTTCCCGCAAAATCTAAATTGACTTGTTAAACCTAAAGGTGAACTATAACCATCATCTAATTTATTGTTTTTGATTTCTTCCATCTTCATTTTCCTTTACTAAAATGTATCTAACATAATGGCAAGTATTACCATATCTATCTTTAAATATTTCAATCTTATTTTCTATATTCATACTATAAACGTGTCTTAAATTATAGATTATAGCACTTAATCTAGTAGCACCATATTCTTTTATTGCTTCCCAACTTGTTATATTTCCTTTTTCTTCTAAATGTAGCATTACTGCTTTTGTTTTATTCATTTTAAAATCCTTCTTTCCTAAAATTCTTCATACTTAATACTTTCCATTTTCTTTTTTAAAGCATTAAGTTTTTCTTCTATGCTTTTATACGCATTTTTAAACCTTGCTAGGGAACATTCTTTGTCCGCTAGTCTATTTATATCATCTTTACTCATTCGTGTTGCTATGCCTTCAAAATAAGACATAGCAGGTGCTTTACCATCATTCCAATGTTTTCTTTCTTCCGTTGTATTGATAGCGGTATCTATTTTAATTTTAGTTTTTAATTCAATAACATCACGTGTAAGTCTAGCAATAACTTCTCCTACTATATAGTTTAAATTTGCGTATACCTCTATATTATGTGCAAATTCAAATAATGTATTAGGGTCATCGTGTAATTGTTCAAATACTTTACTATACATATCTTTTAACTCTATTTCACTTTTATTCTTTATTTGAAATGGGTTAAATAAATAAAGTTTTTCTTCCATCAGAATGGCAAATCCTTGCTATCTAATGGTATATCTTCCCAATCAACACTATCATTACCTACATCTTGTGTTGCACTTTGTGTTTCATTGTTCTTACTACCTATAAAAGTAAAGTTATCTACTACTACATCAAACGTATATCTTTTATTACCATCAACTTCATAACTACCTGTTTGTATTCTACCTTCAACACATAATTGTTGCCCTTTTTTTACATACTTACTAATTGCATCCGCACCCCCACGCCACGCAATGCAATTTATAAAATCACTACCTTCATTTCTTCTATTAACTGCTAATGTGAATTTAGCACAACTAACATTATCTTTTGTTGTTCTTAGTTCAACATCTTTTGTTAATCTTCCTAATAATACTACTCTATTCATCATCTTCACCTTCTTCTAAATCATCATCGGTGTAAAATTCACCATCTAATTCCATCATTAAGTATAGTTTATTTATTAATTCATTATCTTCTGTGTAATCCATATTTTAACCTCTTTTCTTAATAATTTCTTGCATTTGTTCATTAGATAAATCTTGTGTACTTTCTACTTTATAGTATTCACATATCTTTTCAATATCTAAACCTTTATCAACTATTAACCTTTGTAGTTGTTGTGTTAGTTCTAATCTTTCATCCCATTCTTCATCGGTTTTAGGAACTTCGCCTGTTAGTAATTTAATCATTTCTAATAATCTTTCATCGGTGCTATTATTTAATAACCAATTTAAGAATTTTTTATCTTCTTCTATAACACGTTTTAAAGTCCATCCTTGATGTTTTCCACTTTGAAAAGTATATTGTTCGGCACTTTCTTTTGTTATTGGTTCTTGTGCATCAAACATATCATTTTCTACTATATCAAAAGCACTCATATACAAATATCTACGTGAATAAGTTTCGGTGCCACCTAATGCTTGTATTTTGTTGCAACCTTTAAGTTCTAATTCTTCCATTGGTGATGTATAATAAATAACCTCTTCTACGTTTTCAACATTTCTAATTTCTAAAGTAGCATTTTCAAAATCAAAACTAATTCTTGTAAATACTTTATGTTCATTACATAAATTAACTATTGTTGGTAAAAAGTCTGCTAATTCATAATACTTAAAGTTAGCAAATTTATTTTCACCACTTTTCTTTAAATTACTTTCTAATATTTCTTTTTTAATTAATTGTACCTTTTCGTATATATTCATTGTCTATTTCCTTCCCATATCATTTCTTGAAATGTATCTTTGTTTCTACTTTCACGATATTCTTCATCTAACTCTCTTGTTAGTTCTACACATTTATCACTTGCATAATCATATTCATCTTCAAGTATTCCTAACAAATCTAATAAATCTTCTAAATCTATATATGTCTTATCTTCAAATTTTTTAATATAATTCTTTTTATTTAGTTTTATTGCTATTTTTGGTACTCTTTTTCCTTCCCACGTTTCTTCTTTTAGTTCTATCAACATTTTTATTACTCTCCTTCATATATTTTTTTATTTTACGTTCAAATTCATCTTGTTTTCTTTTCTTTTCTATTTCTTCATATTTCTTTTTAGCATCATCATTTTTATAAACAAATACGCCACAATGCTTACATAGTTTTCTATCTTTATCTTCAAAAGCATAAAAACTATATTTCCTATCGCAAATTGGACATTTTACTTTCATTTGTTTCTTTTCATTTTGTAATCTATCTTCATTTTTTTTAACAACATTATCGTAAGCATATATATTCCTTATAGGTCTATACACTTACACCACCCCTACCTTCTCTTTTACATTTAAGACATACTATTTCAAGTTGTCTATCAGTTAAATCACTATGTTTGCCTTTCATATATTCCTCTTTGATAAGGTCATAAGCATTTACGATAGGTTTATCTTCATCTGGGTCTTTTGCCATTATTTTATATGCTATTAAGTTTTTATCTTTAGCATCTTTTTCTTTTCTATCTACTAATTCTTTAAAACTATAATTTGTCATTTAAAATCTTTTAACATCCTTTCCATTTCTTCTTTTTCCTCATTGGTTAATTCTTGTTTCTCTACCTTTTTACCTAACCATTGCGGTCTATTATCATTTTTTAAATTCTTAATTTTATCAAAGATAATGCCTTTATAATTATTTGCCATACATTCCGTTATTAAATTAATAACATTATCTTCTCCGTGTTCTCCACATTGTTTATCTATTTGAGTTAATAAACTTTCTAAACCTTTTTCTTTATACGTTTCTTTTCTTTGTTTTTTATATTCTAACCATTCTATTATACTATTATATATATTACTATATTTATTTATATAATTATATTTATTATTAGAAATAAGAAATAAGAAATAAGAAATATTATTATTTGTTTTTAAATCGGTTTTATTATCAGTTTCAATTCGGTTTTTAATCGGTTTTAAATCGGTTTTTATTTTTGGTTTTCTTCCACCTCTACCACTATTATTTTTGCTAGTGTCTAAAGGCATTTTAACATTTATCCATAAACCTTTTAGTAAACCTTCAAAATTTGGTTCAATATTTTCAAACATATATTGAAAAATTGCATCATACATTTTATATCTTTCATCATTAGGTAAATATTTTATTAACTCATAGTAGTTGTTATAAAATGTAAAACCTTTCATATTATCCTCTTATTTTAGATGCTATATCAAAACTTAATACTAACCATATAAAGTTAAAACATATAGAACATAATAAATAATTTACAGGTATTTCAGTTATTGTTGCTTTATATACACATACCATTGATAATATAAATGCTATTACAACTCCTAACAATTCACTTACGTTTTTCCAATTTATTTTCTTCATTTTTACTTTCCTTCTTTCCTATGTTATAATTAGATTGTATTTATTAAATACATATCTCCTATTTATGAGAACATCTATTGTTCTCTTTTTTTAATATCTTTTACGTTAATCACAAACGCATTGATATTACAATTGAACAATCTTGCTAATTGAATAATATAACTAAATTTAATACCACTAGCATCTTGTTCATAGTTATAATATTGTACTTTAGATATTCCTAACACCCTAGCGCAATCTTCTCTAGTCAATCTATTCCTAGTTCTTTCTGCACGTAAGTTGTTAGCAATTATCTTGCCATATTCCAATCATATCGCCTCCTTACATTATTAATTATAAATGATACTATTTAAAAATACAAGTCTAAATTATAAAAAGTTTACGATTTTACATTTTTGTGTTAAAATTTAACTAGGTGATTTAATGAAACGTAAAACTTTAAGATTAAAAGAATTAGAACATAATCGTTATTCTATACTAACTAATGATTTAACACGTTGTTATATATGTCCTAGACCTAAAAGTGATTTACACGAAATTTATGAAGGTTGCCATAGACAAAATTCAATGCGTTATGGTTTAGTTCTTCCTTTATGTAAAGAATGTCATTTAAAGATACATCGCAGTTTAAATTTTGCTTTACCTTATAAACAACTAGGTCAATCTAAATTTGAAGAAACACACTCACGTGATGAGTTTATCAAATTGTTTGGTCGTAACTACTTAGATTAATATGTTTTTAGCGTGATATACGCAAGTTTGTGATTTATTAGTATAAATTTACGTTCTAATTAGTTTATTTAAATTTGATACTTTAAAATAGGTTTTAAAGGGTAGTAGTTTTACTACCCTTTTTCGTTGCTTATTCTAAACATTGGTTTAATACCCATTTTATGATTACCTATTAAATATGCTTTCATCATATCTTTTTTAACTCTCATAAAACATTTTGTATCTAAATTATATAATTCGTATGTATTAGGTGTTATGTTTTGTACTAACCAATGTTCAGTATGTTCATTAATTGAATTAACATCACCATTTAAACTAATTTGTATTTCATCACAAGTATCTTGTTCTAATATAGTACCTTCTTCAATTTCTTTTTCTACTATTTGACTTCTAATTTCTAATTCCATATTATCCCATAATTCATAAATTTTATCTTGGTAGTAGTAGGTAGCGATTAAATAATCGCCACCCCACTTACTTTCTATAAATCTACCATTGTTTTTTATTTCATCGTATAACTTATTATTCTTTTCTTTTGTTTCGTTATCCATATGTGATATATAATATATTTTCATTTACTCACCTTTATATTTGTTATTGTAATAGTTGTCTATTACTCTTTTAACCTTTCTAATATTATCTTTATTTACCCAACTCATATTGTCTATGCCTTCTTCTTTCCATTCGTAATATATGTCTAATTCGTGTTCTAAATGATATATAAAATAATCATTTAATGTATCCCACTCTTTAACATCATCCATACAACTATAATTCATAAAATTTTTATCAATCTTTAATACCGCATCTTTTAATCTTTTCATTATTTAACCTCTTTATCATAACCTTTTTTAATATATTCTTTTCCGATTGTTTCTTGCCATTTAATAGCATCCTTTTTTCTATTAAATGTTAAAATTCCTTTTAAACCTTGTATTTTCCAAACGCTTTTACTACCTTCTTGTGATTTCCACATTTCATTAAATTGTCTTTTCATATTTTTTTCCTTCTTTCCTAACAAGTGCCTTTGTATCACTTGCATCTTAATATTAACATATATATATGTATATGTCAATAATAAATTTAAATTTTTTTTAATTTTTTTAAAATTTCCCATATTTTAGGCAAATAAAAAAGGTTTTTTAAACCTTTCTTAAATAATTTTTAGAACACCAAGCATTTGCAGTTGGACTTACTTTCACCCAACTACCATTTGTTTTAAATACTTGTACTCTAGTACCTTTATTTAGTCTACCAACTATTGCATATTTAGTACCTGGACCTTTTCGTAAATTTAGTACATCACTTGTAACTACACGTACATCAGGTTTAGTCTTTGATAAGTAGGCACTAAATACCCAACCTTGTTCTATGTGCGACCATTGACCGCTTATTTCACTTACCATTACTTTAGTACCAACAGGAATAAGTCCTAATATTTTACCATTTGGTGTTTGTCTTACATTTAAACCTTCCCAATCAGTGTTATATACATACATTTCTTTATGTAATTTGCCACCTTTTTCTTCTTCAGTGTATGAAGGTCTACCATAACCATCTATGTAATAATTGTTTAAAGAGTACTTTTTCAAACATACTGCACCACCTTCGGCAACTACTACACTACCACCACTTGTATTGCCTTCTATTGTATAAACATATTTGCTATCACTATCATATACTAAACCTATGTGTTGCATTCCACCACTAGCATTTCTAAAGAAGATACAATCACCACGTTCAGGATATTTGTAATATTGTCCTTTTTGAGTAAAGTATAATTTTGCCCAATAAACACCTGCACCACAACTATCATAAGGATAATTCAAGAGTTGTTTAGCACGTTCTTCTCCAAAAGTCTTTACAAATAACCAAGCAACAAAAACACTACACCAAGCAAAACCATTTTTCTTACCATTAAAGAAATGTGGTATTTGGTCTAATTCATAAGCATATTTTGTATAGTTGTTATACCCTGCGTTTTTCTTTTTATCATATAAGTAGGCATTAGTCTTTTTCTCTAGGTAACCATCTTCATCTTTACCTAATTGAATTAAATCATTAATTGTTGGCATCATCATCACCATATATTTCTATTTCTTCTTTAGTTTCAAATAACTTGCCACCTACCAAATAAACACCTATAACACCTTGTATAACACCTAATACTTCATATACTTGTATTGGTATGTTTATTCCTTCTATTGCATTTAAACCTGTGATTATAAACATAATCATACCTATAAAGTTAGTTACATACTTTGAAATCTTTTTTACTTCTTTCATTCTACTCACTCCATTCACTTATATCTCTTAAAAAAGGTTTTATTTTTTCTCTTAATTTTGCATATTCTTCATCTTCTTCAAAAGAATTACATTTTAGATAATCTTCAAAACCTTTTTCAGTATGAATACCACATAAAGATAAACATACCTTTTTGCAAGTACATTTATCTTTATCATTGTGATATTTACATTTTAAATTGCTACATAGTATCATACTATTCACCTAAATTACTTATATCTCTTAAAGTTTCTGCATCTATAATAAATGGTAAACTATTGTTAATTTGACTTATGTTAGTCTGTGTTTTTTTAGATAAAGCATATTTGATATCTTCTAATTGACTTGCTAGTGTACCTTCTATTTTTGTATAAGTTGGTGTTTGTAAAACATAATATAAAGGTGTATTTGCTAATGTACTTTTTAAATCACTACTACTTAATTGTGTCTTTATATATACTCTATCTTTACTACTACCTAATCTAAATGCCATCTCATTTTCATTTAAGTAATCATTAGCACTTCCATTATTAGTAATTCTATCATCATTTATAAATGTAAATTTCGTATTAAAACCACCAATATTATATGCCATATCATCTAAAGTACTTGCATAATAAAAATAACCATTTGTAATTGCATTAGGTGTTTCATTACCAGTTAAAGTATATTTTCCTATATTCTTTTCTAAATACCATTCACCATAATCTAAAGTATCTTTTATTGTACTATCTAAATTATCGTATATTGTATTACCATTTATTGCTTTAAAGAACTTATCTTGATATGTTCCTATTTTACATAGTTCTAGGTTTCCTAGTGATATAGGATAGGTTGTAGATTGGTATGGTTCGTAGGTTGTAGCACTTGAACCTACCTCTAATTGAATATTTGCTTTTTCTTGAATATTTGATAAAGTGGTATCAAAACCAAATCTAACATAAGTATCATTTGTTAAAGTAAATGTGTTTGTATAAGAACTACTAGCAGTATTAAAAATGAATGTTCCTGTTGTTGCTGTGGCATTTTCATATTTTAATAATTTTATCCAAGTTCCAATAGAACTATTAAAAGAATAAGTATATGTTCCTGCTTTTAATAAAATAGCGTTAGTTCTTGTAGCAGTTGTTCTATTATCAATTAATGTATTACTAACATAACCTTGAACCAACCAATTAGGATTAAACAAATTTTTTCCTTCTACCTTAACCTCATTATCTCCACTTACTACTTGTATAGGTTGAGGATATGAAGGGTTAGGGGAAGGTTGATTTCCAACATATGGTTCATAATCAGTAGCACTTGAACCTTGCTCTATCATCAAATTAGTAAATGTTGATGTAATTCCCTCTGATGCTTGATAATTATTTTGGGAATAAACATATATTGCATCAGCATCACTATTTATTGTTAAAGTATTTACTAATTCAGTTGAAGATATTTGTACTCCACCAATTGTACTCCCATTTGCTGCAAATCTTATATAAGAAGAATTTTCTCCACCTAAGTTTACTTGTGAAGCACTTATTGTATAAGTACCAGAAGGAACATTAATATCTTTCTTAATATAACCTGTTACTGATAAAGAACTTGGTACATCTAATATATTTTTACCTGTATAACTTATTTGACTAGTATTACCTAATAAATCCATATTCAATGGTGCTACTCCTGTATTATCTAAAGAGATGTTTTCACCTGTTCCGTTTACTTTAGGTAGGACATTATATATAGACATTGCTCGGTTGTAGTCTTTTTCAGTGATTAGTTTGTTATCGGTTGAGTAACCTGTTGTTAAGGCATTTGCTACGCCATTATTTACGATTGATGTGCCATCTAGTTGGACATCGGTAATATCTCCATCTTGTCCGTTGGTTACATCAAAAGTTGTTGTTGTTCCATTAGTAAATGTTATTGTATAGGTATCTACTAAACCACTTGTACTTGTCTTTGAAATACTTACTATTCCATTACCTGTTTCGCCTTGTATACCTTGAATACCTTGTATACCTTGTGGACCTTGCACTCCTTGTATACCTTGTTCACCTTGTGGACCTTGTATACCTTGTGCTCCACTAAAGTCAGTAATAAATATCCATTGTGTTGTACCACGTGTATATAATTTAGCATTATCTTCTATTTCTACCGAACTTGCTATCATTACATAATCGCCATATTGCATATTATCAAAGTCGGCGTTCATTTCTTCTACACTAGAGTAAGTCTTTTTAATTCTAAATGGTTCGCCTGTATCACCTTTAACGCCTTGTTCTCCTTGTATACCTTGTGGACCTTGAATGCCTTGTTCCCCTTTATCTCCTTTATCGCCTTTGTCACCCTTATCGCCTTTATCACCTTTTTCGCCATCGTAAAGTTCTTTAGATGTTTCATTTCCATTTCTATCGGTAGTTGTTATTGTTAAAGTGTGGTCTACTTTATCTTGTGATATATTAACTCTTTCGGCACCACTAGTTGCAGTTTCACAATTTTGTAAAGCAGTATCTATTTCACCACCCCACTCTATCATTTGGTTTTCATAACCACTCATTGTTAGGTTTGCGTTTTCTAACCAATTTTCAATAGTAGTTGGCATTTCACCACTACCAATATCTAATGAGTTAAGAACTTTTAATGTTGCTATTCTACTATGCCATATTTCATCATCATTAGAATTAGTTATTAATATTTGAAAATCAAAAGTAGGTTGTGATGTTATTGCTTGTGTTATTACTAAATCATAACTATTTTCTTCTACGTTTTTAGTTAAAGGAAATGCAATCTTTTCGTGTTGTGCATCTTCTAATGTTGTTAATAATGTACCAACGCCATCTACAAAATCATCAAATTTAAAACGCCATATATCTACGTTGTTATCATTTTTAATTGCTAAACCTAATGTTTCTAAAGTACCATTTTCAAGTACTCTAGTATCTTTATAAACTTTTGTAACTTTTATCATAGTGTACTCCTTTCTAACCTTGTATTGCAATCCAATTAAATGTAACATTACGATTTAATCCACTTGATTGAAATACATAAAATCCTGTTGTAGTAACTCCCCATACGTTCATTACATATTGATTTGTATTAGCACTTTGTGTTACTGCGGTACATACTACGTTTGGTGCAGAACTAAATGTTTTATTAAAATTAATCCACGTATCGTTATAACCATTTGTTGTTGCTTGTCCGCAATCAATAGAACTTATTGCTACGTGTGAAGTCATATTATCCATTGATATAGAACTTTTAACATTTCCACCACTATCACGGCATATAAGTTGTAGTAATTCACCACCCATAGACATATACATTCTTCTAATACACATATTTTGAGTAAAATAAATATTTTTATTACCACTTGATGAAGTTTGATTTTGACCTACATATAAGTCATTGCCTATTGTTATATCACTAGAAGTATTAATATTACCACCAAATGTACCGCTTGTAGCAGTTAAATTACCTTGTGCATCTACATTAAAGTAAGTTGATGATATAGTTATATTATCGCCTGTTAAATCAATATTTTTACCATTTAAACTAATATCATCGGCATCTACTACAAAACTACTACCACTATCGGCATCTACTTTTAATTGTGCAGTTACAAGTCTACCATTACTATCTACTTTTAAAACAATTTCTTTATTTGCTTTATCAATTCTTGCACTTACATCATCAAGATTAGTATCTTGTGTTTTATATTCTTTTTCATATTCAGGTGGTTCTTCAGTATAAATTGTTTCATCAATTCCTTGTGATATTCTAAGTTCATCATTTAATAATAAACAATTATATGTGTTATTATCTCTAACCACTTGGTATTTATCCATAAATTCTAAATACATAATGCCATATGATGAGTAGTCATTTATATTATAACTTAACCCATTTAATACCGCAAATAGTTCACTTTGATAATCAACCCTATCATTATTGTTTAAAATAGGGTTATTTTTTATTTTAATTTGTGTTTTACCATATTGACTAATAGAACTATCATCTTTTATTTCTACATAATCACTATCTTCAAACCTAGTAAATAAAATTGAGTTAATAGGTCCAAAAGTTTCACCAAAATTAACATTAGTATCTTTTAAATAATCTGCAGTAATTGTTTCATCAGTATCGTTAGGAGTTAAGAAAATAAAGTTTGCACCACTTACAATACCACTACCACCAACAACCTCACATATATAATCAAGTACATCTCTAAAAGTTAATCTTTCATAACCTTCAAAAGGGTCGCTTTGTAATTGTCTAGTTCCGTTAGGTAAAGTTTGATTATTTAATGTAAAACCTAATTCATATAATAAATCATATGTAAATTGGTATAAAGTTGTAGGGTAATTTTGAGTTACAGGGTAATAATTTACCATTGTTTTTAACATATCATCATATGCTTTATACACATATGTTTTAGTATCTTCTTTATATTCTTTTTCGTTAATAGTGAACCAACCATAGTTTATATATTCAAAACTACCATTTACTTTAATACCTGTTTTATAAGTTATTCTATCGCTTATATCTAAATCATTTTTAACCTCAAATTCAAGTTTTTTCATCATTGTTTTAAGTAAAGCACCATTTGAGTATAAATTTGCTTTAAATATATCTTCATTAGTCATTGTAGTAGTACCCTTTTTGATTTCACAATCTATTTCTCTACCATTTTTTGCTATCGCTTGTTTAAATGCGTTACTTACACTTATCATACACTAGGTCTCCTTTTATTTGCTATAACACTTATATCAAAACTTTCACCTGCGGTTGCAACATTAGAAAATGTATTGCGAAATCTAGTTGCCCAATCGCCTGTATAACTATCCATAGCATACAATCTTCTTAATACAGGGTCATAATATGTACAAGTTAATTGTGGTGCATCAAAAATAGGTGCTAATAATTCTATTTCTGCTTGTGTTAAATCTCTAAATGTTAATTTTAATTTAGGAAATACACCAATATATGTTCCTTCATTATCGCCGTTTAGATTTCTACCTGTATCATTACCCCATAATTTATTATAACCATATTCAACTTGTAATAAGTATTGACCTATATTTATTGTGTTTAATAATAAACTATCTTTATCTACATACATATCATCACCTGTTTCTTACAAAATTATTATTGTTTTGTATTTGATTTACTTTTCTTGCAATTGTATTGCCATCTAATTCAGTTACATTAGTTAAATTAATAGTTACATATCTACCAATTGTTTCTCCTAATTGTGCCATTACTTGTGTATCAGTTAAAGGTATAAGACCTTCCGCACCACGTTCACCACCATATGTATTAGTTGCAATTGGTACGCCACTACCAGGGTTATTAATAATACCACCACTAGCACCAAAAAATTTACTTGCTAATTTAAATGTACCATAACCTGGTATAGCATATGATGATACACTTGTAACACCACTAATTGCTTTACCTAATGCACTTTGTTCTACTTTAGTTTTTAATTGACCTAATTTAGTGATAAGACCACCTGTTTTTTCATCAATCCAACCTAAAACCTCTTTTGCTTTTTCTTTTAAACTATCAAAAAAACCTTTTATAGAACCAATAACCCAACTAAATGCGTTAATTGTTTTACCGCCAACATCAATTGCAAAATTTATAATAGGTTTAAGTATATATTCCCATAACCAAGTTACAAGCGGTAAAAATAGACCTTTGATTATTCCTAATAAGAACTCTAATCTACCCCATACAAATTCAATAAATCCGTGAAACATTTTGCCTATGCCATCTATTAATTTGTAAAATCCATCGCCAATTTTTTCCCAATCGCCTGTGAATATACCAACTAATATATCTAATAGTCCTCCTATCGTTTCAAAAAAACCTAAAAATACTTCACCAAGTCCTGCCATCATTCTAACAACGCCCATTATTAACCAATCCCAATTGCCATATGCTTTCTTATAAGCACTTGGGTCTTCTAGTGATTTATACATATCATCTATTGTTTGTTCAAATTTCTTTTTTACATTTTTAACTTTATCTATAAAATCAGTTAAAACATTATCGTTAAATGTTGGTGTAAAATTAGTATCTCCTACACCACCGCCACCACTAACATTAATGCCTAATACATTTTTTTCATCAAACCCTGCTAATGTTTTTTGAATTTCTTTAGCACTACCACTTGCTTTTTTCATTGATTTAGCAAATTCATCAGGTCCTTTAAATAATTTCATATTAAACAAACTCATTGTAATAGAATTAATTGCTTGTAATATAGAATAAACTGCATTTACTATCCAATCTACAATAGGTTTAATTGTTTGTGCTAATGTCCAACTAATATATTGTAATTGTGCCGATAAGTTTTCATCTTCTTGTGATAAAGTACTCATTGACCTTCTTATTAACATATATGCACTACGTACACCAAATACTGCTAATGCCCATTTGCCAACTTTTTTAATTACTTTTTCAACACCATCACTCATACCTTGATAAGATTTTTGCGATGATGTATATAAACTTTCTTGTTGGTGTTTTAAACCTATTAACTTATTTTTTGTTTTTTCAATTCGTATTGCTAAATCTTTCATATCTTCTTCTTGTCCTTTAAAAGGTTCCATTGTTTCGTATTCTTTATATCTTTGTTCTAACGTTTCTAATTCTTGCTCTAAATCTTCTATTTGTTTATCAAAAGACTTTGTATCTAATTTAGTACCGATTTTTATATATCCGTCCATACAACCTACTCCTTTCTATAAAATTCGTTATAAAATGCACTAGCACTTTCACGTTGTTCATAAGACATTGTTTTAGGTTTCTTAATAGCAACACTTTCTTTTGCTTTTCTTATTTTTTCACGTTCTTTTGTATCTTTTATTGTGCTTAAATCAAAGTTTCTTAAATTTCTTATACGATTAAATACACAACAATTACCTAGTTCACTATTTGATAAACCATTTAAAAGTTCACTAAATTCCCAAAAGTGCATATCATCATTCAAAGTAATATGGTAATCACTCATAAAACTTGCTCTTATATAAGGCATATCTTTTACAAAATCAACATCACGTTTTTCACCACTAGGTTCATTACCGCATAAAAGGTATTTAAACGCCTTTTCTAGCAACATTTCCCTATTAGTAGTATCATACAATGCCTCACGCCCAAATAACTTGTAAATGATTGCTAATGCACGTTTTAATTCACTTATAGATGTGTCTTGTGAAATTGCATCACATTCTAATGCTATTTTATAACTTGTATTAATTTTATATTTTTTATCGCCAACTTGTACATATTCAGGGTACATTACATTACATTTCCTTTATCAGTATCTTTAAACATATCTTCTACCTCATTAGCGATAATATCCATTTGTTTTTCTAAATAAGGTCGTATTTGTTCAGTTATTATTTTATTTATCTTTTTAGGTGCGTTCCAACCAAATTTCTTATGCCCTAGTAGTTTATCACAACCACCTTCACCTAAAAACATATCAAATATCTCTTTTTCTCTTTTATAAAATTCATTCCATACTTTAAATTCATCTTCTTGATTTTTAGTCATATACTTACCTTTAACATCTGCTTTACCACGTATATCTTTTAATTGAGTATTTATCCACTTAATGTTTCTTTCTTCTTTTTCAAGCATATTTTTATATCTCAATGCTAATTCAGTATCTTCTAAATCAAATTCTAAAAATTCGCCTGTATCATTATTTTCACTATCTAATATTCCAATTCTTAATATATTATCTTTTTCTAATTTAATTGTTTCCATTCTCTTTCTCTCTTTCTAAATAAAAAAGAGTTAGGGTTTAAACCCCTAACCCTTATGGTTAATTATAAACTTGTAGTTGGTGTAAATGTAGGTACATTACCTGTTAAAGCAACACTACCTTCTTGTCCATCACCATCAAAATAAATTGTATATGTTATTTCATTACCATTATAAGTATTTACAACAATTGTTGCATCACTCATACGTGCTACATAATTGCCTTCAGTACCATTCCAAGTATCACATTCTAATGCGTGTGTCTTGTTATTTAAGTTATCTCTGCAACCATTAATAAATTCAAATTCAGGGTCGCCTTTATGACATATTTGTGTAATAGGCATTTGCTTATCGTTAGATTTATGTGATGTTCTTGCGTTCTTGTCTATTATCCATTTTGTTCTATCAACTTGTGCGTTATATTCAATATTTGCATTTCCATCTTCTACGCCTACGCCTACTACCACCCAAGTAGGAGTGCTATTAGGTGTTGTATCTAACCATCTAACAAATTCTTTAGATAGTATCTCATCGCCTAGTCCACTTGGTGTATAATCTATATCTACCATAGTCTATTCCTCCTTTTCTTTAAATTCACGTTCTATTTTAACTAAATCATCATATGATAAAGGGTAAATAAAACCATATTCGTTAAGTTTAACTACTTGTAAATAATTTTCAACTTTTACTTCTTCATCTTTAAGGTATTTAATACCATTTAAGATAAAATTTTTACTTGCAATTATTTTCATAATGATACTTGATTTCCTTTCCATTTATCATAATAAGTTATTTGTATTTGTATGTCAAATTCGGCAGTGTTGGTATCATTCCAATTCATTGTGCCTACATTTAAACATTCAATTGTTTTTATTCCATCAATATTAGGCAATATGCCTTTTTCGTTATTAGTTTCTATTGCATTTTCAAAATCTTCAAAAAAACCTATATTTTTAAGATTATTTGCTAGGTCTTGTGATACATTAAACCTTGCTCTAAAAGTGTACGCATCACGTTTTATTTTAGTACCTATTACCCATTTAGTTATTTGTGGTTCTAGTGGTAGTCTATCAAGTGAAAAATTATTTGGGTCATTAGATAGCATATTTGCATTTAATTGATATTCTTCCTTATCGGTAAGAGAATTAAGAATACCAATTAAATATGTTCTTAAACTTGCTATTCTTGTTTCTTCCATTATGCACCTCTATCTACATATTTTTGTAATTTGCGTTCAATATCACGCATTTCTGCACTAACCATTTTCTTATCCCAATGTGATGATGCTTGTGCGTTTTTATATTGTATATCCGCACCTGTATAATATTTAGGTTTACCTTTAGGTGAAAAATAACCAACAGGTTTATCAACACCTTTTTCAAATATCGGTATATTTGGACCCATTACTTTACCTTCATACATATAATGTGCATATGGTGATTTATATGTAATACTATCGGCGGTTAATTCAACATTACTTGCTAAATTACCTGTATCTTTTGGTACATATTTATCCATATGATTATAGCATAATTGTGTAAAATACTTTTGCACCCTACCATTTGGGTTAATACCTAATGTGCTTTTTATTTCACTAATTGGTTTTAACATTATTTACCACCAATATGTATATGTGGGTTATTCCCAAAATTATTATCATTAATGCTTGTTATAGAATATTTATCGTTAGTATCATAATTATTAACTCTACCTTTTACCAATATGTCGCCAATACTAATTTCACTAACATCTAAATCTTTACTATAAGGTATTCTTATATCTACATCATTAGCATTATCATAACCTTTATTTACACTTGCACCTTTACCACCAAAAAACCATACGTTATCATAATAGTATTTTTCATAACTAACATCTTTAGTATTTTTATTTATTGTCTTATGAAAAATTGTTAAATCACTATTTGTTATCATAAACCACGATACATAATAGGTACATCATTTACTTTAGTAGTTAAAAGGTATGTTTGCATTATATCTTCAATTTGTTTTGCTTTACTAACCATAACTTGTTGCACCTCGCTTGGTGATAGATAAGTTATTGAATAACCATCTATACTTTCACTAGATGCACCACTATTTTGTTTACGTTTAATTTCATCTAAAGCAGTTTCTATTATTGCAAATTCACACATTTTAACTTCTTTTGGTATTTCTTGACCTACTAATCTTTCTTGGGTTCTTCCATCAATTTTTTTTCTTGCTTCAAACTCTAATATATTAAAAGGCATTTCGGTTAATGTGCCACCTAAACTTGTATAATCACTATAATCTAGGTATTTGTCATTAAATTCCATAAATGCCCTCCTTTACTATAAACTTACGCCTGTACCATTGTAAATGATTAAATCAGGTGCAACTGCTTTAGTTCCTTTATATGCAAATAGACCAAAACCAATAGCATCACTTAATTCAATTTGTTTTGGGTTGTAAATTGATGTCATAACAGGTTGTGCTACTGCACCTTTTACCATTACGATATAATTTGTTCCTTGTGGTAAAAATACATTTGAATAAACATTAACATTATTGAATATACCTTGTTCATAATTAGGAACTACACCTAAATTATTAGAGTTAGATATAGAGTTAATTTTATTTCTTAATTTACCATAATATTGTGGAGACATAACAACCTCAATCATATTTCTAGGTACACCTTCAACAAAATCATTTTTAGTTGTTTCAATTTTTTGTATTGCTTCTTCAATTTCATCTTCAATACTTGGGTTAGCACCTGTTGGTGTAAATGATGTTCCTTCGCTAACTGCTTCCGCAAAGAATTTAGTATCTAGTTCTACTGCTAGACCATCTTGATGATTTCTAGTTCTTCTTTCAATTAAACCATTAACACCATAAGTTCTTAAATCTTTTTCTTCAACTTCTTCTAGGTATTCAGTATCATCATTGATAGGTATTACAACAGGTTGTGCCTTAATATAATCTGCTTTTCCAGCAGTTCTTGCAGTACCATATGCTTTTGCTTTCTTATTAGCAAATCTTTTTGCTTCAACACTACCTGCAGTAGGGTCGCCACTTAAATCAGTATTTTTTAATCTTGATGCTAGAGTTATATGTTGTAAATTTTCAACAACTTTACCATATTCCTCTGCAAGTTTATCTTTTCCACTTGTAGTAAGTTCAATAGATAACGCATCTACTCTTGCCATATTAAATCATTCCTTTCATTACCATAATGTTGGTATTTCTTTTATATTTGTATCTTGTTCACTTTCGCCCATACCTTCCATATCTTTCATTTGATTAGGGTTAGCAAATATATCGGTTTTATCTTTTGTTAATTCATTAAATATATCTTGTATTCCTTTACCCTTGTTTTCAGGTTTATTTAAACCTTGTTTAATATCATTTAAAAGACCATTTCTAGCATATTCGCTTGTGAATGTTTTGCCTTCAAATAATGCGTTGATATTATTAGTTAATATTCTATCATCATCTTCGGCTTTTCTTTTTTCCTCTTGTTCATTAATTGAAGTTTGCAACTCTTCATATTTAACTTTCCAATCGGCATTGTCTTTAGCATTTTCGTTGAACTCTTTAATCTTGGTTTCATAAGTATTAATTTTATCTTCTAATTCTTTCTTATTAGATTTTAAAGTTTCTAACTCATTATCCCTTTTAGTAATTGCCTTACCATATAATGCCATTACCTTATCAATTTGTTCCTTTTCCAAAAATTCTAAATCTTCTCTATTCATAATTTCCTCCTATCGTTAATTTTACGTGCCACGAACACGTGTGAAGATATTATAGGTTTACACCTATTAAAATTATAACACATAAAAAAAATAGTGTAAAATACACTATTCTTTAACTTTCTTTTTAGTTGTTCTTTTTTTAGGTTTTTCTTCTTTAAATTCTTCAACTAATTCATCAACAACTTCTTCAACTTTTTTATCATCTTCTTGTGCTTGTTCTTTAATAGCAACCGCAACTGCACCTACTACATCTTCATCAATTTCATCTTTAGGTTCAACACCTATAAGTTTTACAACTACTTTATTTAATGGGTTTTTGCCATTTAAATACTCATACATTTCTTTTGAACATTCAAATTTATCACCTTTAAATAATTTACCATATTGTTCTTTTGTTGAACATCTTTCAACATTTTTTAATTCATTGAATTTACCTAAACTAAATTCTTCTAATACTTCTACTTTTATCATATCATTTCCTCCTTAATATTGTTGATATATATTACTATTTACTTTTTCAATACATTTATCTATTCTTTTTTGCAATATAGGTATCATTTCTTTATGTTTTAATTGACTTAATAATTGTAATTGGTGTCCTATATGGCAATAAGCACTTGCATTCCAATAATCATTTCTAACTATTGATACACTATTTGTTGTATTCATTCTATTCCAACAATAACACACTTTATTAATAGTTCCTACATTTTCAAAATTCAAATTATCTGCTAACCTATATGTCCATACCCTATCTTCCATTAAAGTATCTTCACAAAAATAAACTATCTTATCTTTTCTAATAACCCTTGCCCACGCAGTACACCATAAGTTGTTATTTATTGAGTATAAATCTTCATAACAAGTTGGTTTATTTTTGCTAGTGTACATTATACCATTAGCACCAATCATTTCACAAGCAAGTGTTAGCATCTCTTGATTATATAAACTATCATTTATTGTCTTTAACACTTGGTTATCTTTCCACCAATCATCACTATCTAAAAAACAAAAATAATCAAAATCTAAATTTTGTAATGCAAATTCTATTCCAACATTCCTAGACCCACCATTATATTTTTTGCGTTTATTTTGTATTAGATTTATTCTTTTATCTTTATACGATTTAATAGTTTCTATTGATGTATCATTACTACAATCGTCAATTATTATTAAGTTAAAATCTTTATATGTTTGATTTAAAATGCTTTCTATACAATTTCTTAAATAACTTTTGCCTTTATAATCACCTCTATCGTTATTGTAATTAGGTACTATAATAGCAAATTTATGGTCTTTTTTAGGTGGTAGTTTATAATAATCTTTATCGTTTACATTTGCTTTTTTTATACATTCAATATCATAATTGGTTAGGTTTATATCTACATAATCACAATATTTATAGTTTACACATTTTATACCTAGTTTTAATAAATCTTCTAAAGGTTCATCATCAAACAAATATATAAAATCATTTTTATTATCTAATGCTTTTAAACTATTTTTATCTATTGCAATTTTCATAGCATCACCTAGCAAAATTATAACATAAAAAAAAGAGTGTGTAAAAATCACACCCTAAACCTAGTACGTTGCTAGGAAAGAAGTTCGGTACTTAATAGTACCACCAAATAGATATAAGTAGGATTTGCACCTACAACTCACGTGTCCTGGTTATTAAGATTTGCGTACGCACCACACTCTACTAATTGAGTTATTATATCTACTTGGTGCTAATATCAAGTATTAGCACTTCTGATTATTCTTTCCAGCAAAGATTAATCAAAGAATTGTTTATAGGTACAATTCATAAAAACCTAGAGGAACTTTGTTCCTACTAACGGGTTTGAACCTTTTATAGTCCAACTAATTGTTAGGTATAAAACCTCTACCTTTTATGATTGGCACTTAATAGCACCATACAAACAAATAAATGGCATTTTCTTATTAGTTGATTACTTTAATAAGATGGTTAATCACACCCTGTGTAGAAATAAGGTAATTACCCTTATAAACCAAATACTACATCTTCTTTTATTATTTATTTGTATGCTACCATTAAGGTAGCACCTTCAAAATGTAAAATTATACAAACTAGGGAAAACCTTGCTTGTAAAAATATTATAACATTTGTCTTTTAATTAGTCAATACGCCACGCACAACGCATTATTCTTTTACTAGGGTCAAAAGTATCTATAATATCGCCATCTATAATAGCACTAATATGTCCGTTAGTTGTTATAGCATATTTACCAATTGGGTGTTCTAATGCAAATTCACCTATTGTTTTAGCATAATGACATTCACGTGGGTATCTTTCATCTAAATAATCTTCTACAAATATAACATTATCTAGCATAAAACCTTCTTTATTTGCTAAATCACTTAATTCATCGTGTACATCGTACCAACTACGTGCGGTTAATACACTTAATGCACGTACAACACAATCTGCTATATTTCTATCATTTGGGTTAGCATTATAGTATCTAAACATATTACATCATACTTCTTTGTAATGTTTCTTTTATTTCTTGTTTTTGTTGTGGTGTTTCGGCATCTTCCATTAGATATTTAATAAAATCTTCTAATGCTTTTACCATATAGTGATGTGCTTTATCGGTATCTTCACTAGCACCATATCTAGCACGATATTCTTGGTATCTTCCATACTCATCACCTAATCTATCAAGGTTTTCATCACCACGATATTTACTATCATAACCCCTACGACCATAACTATTTCTACCATAGTTTTCACCATAATATCCATAAGCACCTCTACTTGGTCCTCTACCATTATATTCACCATAGTTCATATTTTTATCCTCCTTTGCCATATGTTTTATTTTACTTAACTTATAAAGTAAATCTAAATTGCTTGTAGTAAGTCCATTTTCTACAATATTTTTAATAGATTTTTCGGTTGTTTCAATTACTTTATCTTCCATTATTATCACTCCTTTCTTTAAGGAATTTCATAATTTCTTTATTTTGTTCAATTATCTTTTCTAAATAATCTTTATTTTGGTGTTGTAATTCATTCATTAAATCGCTATTATTACAATCTTTAAATAATATATCTAAACTTATTATTTGCAATAATAGTGATGCTAAATTCACGTTATTATCCATTTAATCTTTCAATTACTAAATTAGCATCTTTAATAATAGGAATTTCGGTTGCTACTGCAGGTGTAATACCACCAATACTAGGTAAACTACCAATAGCAATAGTTGTATTTACACGTGGGCATACTTCTAATATTTTAGTAAATGATATATTAGTATATGTATTTGGTGTAGTTATTTCGGCATCCATTTCAGTTCCTTCTACATCACTACCCGTACCCGTTTTTAAACCAATAGCAACAACACCTGCGGTATCACTACTTACATTAGCATTAAAAGATACTAAAAATCTTCCACCACCAATGATAGTAAAATCACTACCGCCTTTCATATATTGCAACCAACCACAACACGTTGCACTCCTAGTTCTTACATCTATTAAATCAAAATTTAAATTATCTATATTACTTGTTAAAGTTTCAGGTGTTATTTGTAATGCTTGTATCATTTGTATTCTCCTTTCTTTAAATAAAAAGAAGATAGTCTTGCCTATCTTCTATAAAAAAGCAAGTTCCTTAAAAGGTTTGTCTATTGACATTTTGCTTATACATTCATTCCATAAAGATTGTTTCCACATCCGCAACCATTGTTGTTGCAAGTGAAAATTGGTTGTCTACCATAAACAGGTACACTAGGAACAGGGCAGTTGCTTAAACGATTATATAAAGCATCAACCTCTGCTTCTTGTCCTAATCTTAATGTAGCAGTTTGTTCGCTTTGTGATGCTTGACCTCTTGCATATAATAATTCTTGTCTTAATTGTGCAATAGTATCATTTTTAGCATCAATCTTGTCTTGGCATAATTGGTCTAGTATCTTTTGTACACTAGCAGTTTGGTTAGCAATTATATCTCTTACACCTTCATTTAATGCTTGTCTATCGGCACAATTTTCACTAATTATAGTTGAATTTAAACCTGCTATACCAAGTCTATTTTCGCAACAACAATCGGCAAATTGTCTTGATAAATCAAAGTTTTGTTGCATTGATGCCATTTGTCTATTATTAGCACCTATTTCGGCATTATAGAAACCATTTGAAATAGTACTTGTAATATCACTTGTAGAATTACATAATTGGTTAGATAAACCATAAATACCATCTCTTACGCCTTCAATTTGATTACTTAAATGCAATGTATCAAAACCATTATTAGTATTAGACATTATTTCTTTTTGTCCGTTTGATAACCAAGCATATCCATTGTCAAAGTTGTTGCCACCAAAACCACCCCAACCATTATTATTACCGCCCCATAATAAAGCAAGTAATAAGATTAACCAAGCACCATCACCACCAAAGAAACCATTTCCATTACCATTATTCATTCCATAAACAGGGTATGGGTAGAAACCATTTCCATTAGTAGTTGCAAGTTCAATAGTTGGTTGTATTCCTGTACTTCCGTTCATAAATTCACCACCTTTCTATTGTTAATTTATATCAACCTTTTAAGTTAATATACTTATTAATCTCCTCATTGCTAATACCAAAACCATTAGCAAATTGTTTAAAACTATTTAGTTGTTCTTGATTAACATTACTAAACATTTTATTTATCATTTCTTGTGGATTTTTTAGATTTTGTAGTTGTTGTAATGCTTGTGGGTTCTTCATCTTCAATTGATTTTGTAATTGGTTCAACAATATCGTTTGTGCGTTCATTTTTCTTCATCTCATTTCTTAATTCTTCTATTTGTGCTTGTAAATATTCTATTTGTAAATCTTTATTATCTTTTGGCACTATTTCGTTAAGTTCATAAGTCTTAACATCACCTTTAACACCTTTAACCCATACAATAGACATATCTTTACTAAAGTATGGTGTATCACCTATAACCATTTCACGTTTTACATCATCTATTGAATTAGCAAAACGCATTGGTGCTTGTGGCATCATACTAAAGTTTTGCGTAATTGGTTGTGGTGCTTGTGGTATATTTTGTCGCATCTTTTCTAATTCTTTAATCTGCATATCTATACGTTCTTGGGGTGATAGATAGTTGTTGTACATATTATTCACTTCCTTTAAAACACAAAAAAGAGAAAATTAATTGGTGTTTTAAACTCAATTTTTTCTCCTTTCTAAATAAATTTTCGCATAAAAAAAGAACTTAAAATTGTTAAGTTCTTTTAATTTTTTTAAAAAGATTTTATAAAATTTTTTTAATTTTTTTCTTTAGTTTTGCTATCATAACATCTAAAGTGCTTTCACTTACATTCAATTCTAATGCTATTTTAGTCCTACTATAACCTTTTATTTTATATTCTAATAATTTAGCATATTCATCATCTAACATACATTGTTCTACGATATAGTCATAATCTTTTTTAGTAAGTTCAAAATAGTTCATTATTTTCTTTTAGATTTACGATACTTTCTTTTAGTTGTTGTTTTTCTTCTTATACGTGTTTGTCTAATTCTTGCCATTATAATCACCATTTATTATATAACTATTATCAATAGAACCATCATTGTTATCAACTTCTTGCGTGTTAGTATCAATATCTTCTACTATTTCTTCTACACCAATATCGTTTAATACATACACTAGATAACCAATAGTACCACACCACATTATTAATATCGCTATTATGATTATAAACAATCTTTTATTTTGTGCTTTATAATCTTCTAAAATACTATATGCAAAAGATACTTCTTTTATATCATTTTGCACTTCTTCAATATCTTCTCTAATGCCCATATTAACCACCTTTATGATACATTTCTATGTGTGTGTTCATTGCTTTTTCTAATTTATCATCAAATTCGTATTCGTACTTTTCCATTTTATCTATAATTTTATCAACTTTTTTATCTACACTATCAATTTTATAATTTAATAAACCATAGTTTTTATCTTCACTATCTTTAACCGCTTTATCTTTACGTGATAATACAAAACTTGATACTGATATAACCGCCGATAAAATACTTAATGCTAGTGCTATTGTTAATTCCATAATATTAACCTTTCTATCTCTTACCTAATTTAATTATAACATTTAAATTTAAATCTATCAAAAAGTAAAAAGCAACAAATAAAGTTGCTTTTTACCAAAAGAATAATAAGGGGTTGCCAACGTGTGGCAATTTAATTATACTACATTGAATTATTTTTGTAAAACTCATTATAACTATCAATTGCTTTTTGTGGTGCTTTATCGGTTAATTTAAATATGCCTTCTTCATCATCGTAATAGTACCAATCTTTATTTTCCATAAAATAAGGTCTTTCTACTATTTCCATTGTTCTACCTCCTCAAACCATTCTTCCATCGCATCGGTTAATGGACTAGATTTACCATCTTGTAATTGTGCAAATATTTCGGCAAATGCTTCATAATTCCTTTTAGATTTACCATAATCACTTAAATATTGATTTTTTAATTCAGTAATCTTTAATCCTGTTTTCTTTGTCGCTTTACTATAAATTGCTTCCATAGTCATTTTATCAAATTCTTGCCAATTAACCATTTTACGATTTGATATATACCATTGTTGGTATCTTCTTTGTACTAAATGCCCAAATTCGTGTGTTATAGAATGTCTTGATAGATTTTCTTCTAATGAATTACTATGCCAATTTGTATTGGTATAATATTTCGCATCTTTAACAAATTTATCATAATCACTATACATAGATTTATTAAAATTAAGTTCAAAACCATCAGTTGATGCAATTGTTCTTTTACTATTTAATGTTTTGATATTAATACCACGTTTAGCAATTTGTTCACGTACTTTTGGGTACTTATTTGCTAAATTATAAATATTGGCAGTATTATCTAATAATAAAGTTTTATCTATTTGTTCTAATTTAGGGTCCGTTATAGTTATATTTGAATAACTTAATAATTCTTTACAATCTTCATACGTTTCTAAATGTATTGTTTTATCTTTAAAATCAGGAATAGTTGTATTTTTAATTTCTTCTTGTAGTTTCTTCAACCTATCTTTATCAACTCTATAACGTGATGCAAGGAAATGTCCGCTATTTACATCTATATTATGGGTTTTCATATATTCAAAATCACTATCTAAACCTTCTTTTAATTTCTTTACACGTTGTTTTTTAGCATTAAAGTTAATATTAAACATATCCAATTGTTGTTCTTTTGTAATATTAAAGGTGTATTTATCTTGCTTTGGTGTGATAACTTCATCAACTTTTGGTATCTCGATGCGTGTAGTTGCACCTTTTTCAACCTTTAATCGTTCTAATTTTGGTTTTAAACCGCTTTTTTGACACAATTCAAAGTATTTATTAGTTGTTTGTGTAATCTTGCCTTGTATTTCATTTGTGTCTAAATTAGCACTTTTTAACCCTTCTAATTCATCTTTATAATTTCGTAAACGTGTTTCCATTTTACGTTGCATTTGGGTTCCTTGATACATTGTGTAGTGTTTACCATCTATTTCAAATCCTTTTTCATTTCTTTGATTAATAGCATCTAACTCTTTTTGGGAGTATTGTGGTTCATCTATACCTAGAATAATATTATATACATAGTGATAGCAATTTAGTTGTCCTATCGGTCTGAAATTGGGTGTAGGAACACTATTTTTATCTCTAATATGTATATCTATTTCTTTTTCTTTATAATCTTTTGCTATTCCGTATGTTTGTAGATTTAAAAATTCTTCATTCTTAAATTGATGACCTTGTACTTCGCTATGGTCAGGTGCAGGTGCTTCGTGTACACTAATCTCTATACCATCGGCACCAAATTCTTCACCAAATTGTTGTTGTAGATTAATAGATAAATCACGTAAAGCACCTTGTAAGTTCATACGTACACTACTATCTAATCTTCTATGATACCCACTAGCATAATCAATGGTTTTTAGACCACTAGCACTTAATTCTTTAATTGTACGTGTCATTGCACTATTAAACGCATCTTTACCTTGAAATAAACTTAAAACCGCATCATCAATAGCATTTTGATAAGTTTCTGCAAGTGGTGTAAATACAACTTTACCATCTACGTATTTAGCAAAACCTAATGTATTTGACATATTAACATAATTATCTCTAGTTACTTTAGCAATTGCCTTAACTTGTTCTTGCAATGCTTTATTCTTTTCATAAGGTATATATTCCATACCTCTATAATCATAGAATTGTTTTGCAAATACTTGATTTTTTTTAGCAACCTTTTCAAATATTTCTTCTATCTCATTAGCATTTAAGTTAGTTATTTTTGCTATTTCATTAACTATCTTTTCGTAATCGCCACCATATTTAAGTATATTTGCTAAATCTTGTGCTTGACTTGGTATTACATCACCTATTTTAGCAATATTTTCGGCAATCTTCTTAATTGTATATGTATTAACACGTTCTATTCTTCTAACTAATACATCTACAATATTATTAATTACATCTTCATTTAACATTATTCACCTATTAAATCGCTTACATTAGGTTGTGTTTTTTTAATTTCATCTATTTGTTTTTGTGCATCTTCTAAACTTTCATCAGGATTTAACCATTGTCTTAATTCAACTTTACTTATAATACCTTTACTTTCGGCAGTAACTAATTGGTTCCATTCGGTTTGTGTATCTTCTAATAATGAATAAGACCAATCATAACTAACCTCATAATCGCCATTTGGTGTTAGATTAAACGCATTAGCAAGTACATTACAAGCATAATAGAAATCATCTAAACCTTTTTCAACATTACTACGTATATCATCACATAATGAGAATGTATCATACATTGCTTTTTTTATTTCGGTTGCAGTTGCATTTTGTGTTTCTAAATTACTAATTAGACCTGCACTTGTTCCTATTTGACTTTCTAATCTTCTAAATAATTCTTGTAATCTTATTGTGTAATCTCTAAATTGTGGGTCATATATTTCAAAAAAATCATCACTAGTACTATTAAACTTTTTAAATAAACCATCTTTTGGTAGACCATCTTTACCAAATAAAGTAGCATCCGCACCAACAAAAGGTTCTTTTAATTTAAATTCTTTATACATTTCTTTTAATGTATCTTTTATTTCTAATATTGTATCATCACAACCATATGTAATTGGTACACCATATTTATCATTTGATTTACGATTATTTATTGGTGATTTAATATAACCAAATAAGCATCTATCAACATTAGTAATAGACCTAACTTCTTGTATATCTTTCCAAAAATCAGGTGTAGGTATTTTATTACCTTTTTCATCGGTGTATTGTTGTGTAATTACCATATCACCATTCTTAATTTGATAGTTTGTCCATCTTAAATAAACTTTTTGACTTACACTACCTTGTATTGTTCTTTTTTCTGCAAGTATTGTAGCACCTGTTATATTGTCGCCTTCCATATTATCAATTGTTAATCTATCTTGTGATACTATTGAGTAAAATATCTTACCACCTTTAACATATGGTACTAATACTACACCACCATAACCTAATGACATTGATACTATCTTTTTTGCCCTACGCCATAACGATGTATTAGTCATATTTAAAAGGTCTACCCTTGCATTATCACCCGTTATATTGACATTACTATCATTTATTACATAATTCGCTAATTTATTGCTAAAAATAGCATTAAAATTGATGTTATCAATATTTTTGTATTCACTAGCATATTTGCTATTATCATCTATTTCTTTATTTGTAGTTATTGTTTGAACTTTAAACAAATTCGTTAAAATCCATATCCATATATTTTTTAACATAACTATCTTCCTTTCTTTTATTAACTGCTTTTATGTGTCGCCCTCCAATTTCTTGCTTTACAAACATTAGAACAATATTTGCTATTTTTTTGTGGACTTTCAAAATCTTTACCACAAACAACACATTTAAATTTATATTTTTTATATAATTTTTCTTTCATTTTTTCATAATGTTGTTTGTGCCATTCTATACCTTTTTCGCTTTTATGCCATTTTATTGCTTTGGGTCTAGCATTTAATTTTAAATTTTCTCTTTTTTTATCTTTTTCTTCTTTTGACATTTCTTCAAAATGTATTTTTCTATGTTCTTTTTTAGTTAATAATTTTAAATTAGATATATCATTGTTGTCTTTATTATGGTCTATATGGTGTATTTCCATACCTTTAGGTATTGCACCATTATATTTTTCATAAATATAAATATGTAATCTTTTATGTAAAGTAGAACATAACCAATAACCTGTTTTTTTATCCTTTCTAAACTTATAACCATCACAATATGCTAAATTAGTATTTTCAATATATTGTATCATAATATCACCTCTAATTGATATTATAACATAACTAACTCTATTTATCTACTGTCCTTTTTTCTTCCATATTTGATTAAGTGCGTAGCGTGTAGCATCGATTGTGTGATTGTTAGCATCTACATAACCACTTATATAATTACCATCTTTATCTTGTAAATATTCATAAGTACTAAATTCTTCACTTGCAACAGGGCATCTATTAGGGTCAATTACTATTTTATTTAATGCACTTAACCATTTCATTGAATAATCAACACTACCTGCACCCTTTTCGCAACCTTTCATTAATGCACCATAACTTTTAAAATCTCCAATACTTTTTGGTTCGGCACTATCACCTATAATAAGTTGTTCTTCATTTACACCTTTTTCACTTTTTAGCATTTCCCATACATCGGCATTGCTTGTTTTATTAACTACTAACTCATCAAATATGTATAAAGTTCTTTGACTAGGGTTATAACAACACTTTACCCAAGCAAGTGGGTCAGGAAACCACCCAAAATCTAAACCTTGATAAATATAATCATAGTTATCTATCTCTTTATCGCTTATTTCTCTTAACTCTAAATTCTCAAATACATTTCCGCCATCACCAACAACTAAACCTAGATATTCGTTGTTGTATTGTTTCTCATTTGTTTCTTTTAAATATTCTGCATCATCTATAAATGCTTGTCCTAACCATTTGATAGGTACACTTCTATAATCACTTAAATGTACTAATCTATTTTCTTTTGGTTGTAATTTCTCTATATTAACAAAATGCCTACTACTACGTGGTGTATTATATGAATAGAATTGTATAAAATCTTCACCACCACGTATTAATGATTGATTTATCTTTCTTATTTCTTCCATACCATTGAATTGGTCATATTCTTCATACCATACAATACCAATATACATTCCTTTAGGTGGTTTAATAGATTTAATCTTGCCATAATCATCTGCACCTCTAAAATATATAATTTGACCTGTTTTTTGATTTGTTATTTCAAGCGGTGATTTCGTTTCTTTCCACCTAGTACGTATTCCATTATATGTTTCATTTAAAGTATCTAATGCCCATAACAATTGTGAATAAACACTATCTTTACAAGTATCTTTAACCTTTCTTAATACAACACAACACATATTAGGGTTGTTTTCTAACAATTCAATAATCTTTTCACTAATAAAAGATGATTTTGTACTACCTCTACCACCTTCTAAATAGTATTCTCTATATTCTCTATCATCAATCATTCTATTTAAATCACAAAAACTACTTGCAATATCTTTAGCAGGTAGGGTTATGTTAATATCTTGTTCATTATCTTTTTCTTCTTTTTTTTCAATTAAACTTTGTACAACTTCAAAATTCTTACTAAACCCTTTTTTAGCACCTTTAATTAAACCTAATGTTGCTAATTCTAAATTATTCAAGCCATTAGGATTATCTTCTTTAGGTACTTCATATAAGACTTTATCTAACACTTCTAGCATTGTTGCTTTCTTTCTTCTAGCAACTCCTGATGCTTTACCACCTTTAACTGCAATATCGTGTTGCTCTTGTGCGGTTCTCTTTTGTATTTGATATTTTACAATATCTTCTTTTGTCAATTGCATCAACTCCTTTTGATAGAGTTCTACGTATAAATTATAACATAAAAAAACCGATATAATCAAAATGACTAAATCGGTTTATATCTTTTTTGCATCTTTAAAACGTATTCATCATCTTTATCACCATTAAGGTAATCCCAAATAATATCTTTGTAAATTCTATTCATATGTACATTGGCATAAATATACCATTTATAGAATTGTATGCCTTTAGGTGTTAATCTTTTATAAATTTTTTTAATCAATCCCATACGTTCAATAAAATCATTGTAGTTAATAAATTGTAATCTAGCATCTATAAAATCACAATCATACATAACTACCACCTATTAACATCAATCATTAATTCATCATCAATATTTTTAAATCTTTTTTTAATAGTCGTAAAAACTTTAACATCTATGCCTTTATCTGCTTTTATGTTAATGTTATTGTACTTTTTACGATATTGTAAAATGTATCCATAAAAATCAGTTTCAATTACTCTTTGGTGTTCAATATAATCTTGTAACATTACTTTTAAACTCATATTATTCACCATTTTCCATTCTTTTTAATTGTCTTTCCCCCTTAAATTGTTGTACCTTTCTAATATCGCTATTGCTAATTTTATAATAACATCTAAATTGGTTTAATACAAATAAAACATCACTATATTCTTCTATAACGTGTTCTTTAAGTTTGTCTATATCGCCACCATATTTATAGAACTCGTATTGCATTATTGCTTCTATAAATTCAAACACTTCTTCATTTAATTTTTTTAATTGGTTATCAACACCATAATTGTTAATTATTTTTAAACATATATCATCTAAATCATCAACTAATTGTATTGCTCTTTGTTTTTTAGCATCCCTTTTTATTTTGCCTTCTTTTTCTAATCTATCTAGCATTGCTTTAACACTAGAAGTACTTGAAATATTTAACCCTTTATTTATTTCTCTAATAGTAGGTGCATAACCTTTTTCACTTATAAACATTTTTATAAAACTAATATAATCTTCTTGTCTATCGGTCATACCTTATTTAACCCCCTTTTTAACCTTTTTAAGCAATATTTCATTTTTGCCTATAATTATATCTAACTCATCATTTTCGTTTAAATTTGCCTTGTCTAAATCACTTTTAGATATATATACACTATAACAATTTAATTTCTTTTCTTTTTTCGTATAATAATATAATTTGTTTATCTTTGCCATTACTTATCACCTTTCTTTTGAAATAAATCTTCATATGTAGCGTTTCTAAAAAAATTTAGTATTGTATCTAATTTTGCACTTATAGAAAATGATTGGTCGCCATATGTATGCGACATTGTTTTAAATTCTACTAATGTATCCCACGCCCTATACTTTATTGATAATATTTCTATTTCATCAATTATTTTAAAATTGTATATTATTAATTTCATTCTTCTCTCATCTCATTTAAAATATCTATTATTTCATTGATTTTATTGTTCATCGTAAAGTAATCAATATCATCAATATTTAATTTTTCTATCTTCTTATTATCTTCTATTATTTCTACTTCATCATTTAAATTTTCATATCTAACATAATGATTAAAACACCACTCATCTTCATCACTACAATAGTCAACAAAATTCTCTATTACATTTCCTTTTGCAATATAAATTTTATCATTATATTTTATCTTCTTTGGTACTTCTTCACCATTTGCTATTTTATTTAATAAATCTATTATTTTCATTTTATTTCTCCATTCCAACTTTTAAACATTTAACACCAAAATCAATTAAATCAAATACTATTTTTAAAATTATTAAACCTAAATACCAACCACTTAACATATCTAATTTAATTCCAATTAATATAAATAAAATACTTGTTATCATTCTTTATCTTCTCCTTTTAGAATATTTAATATATTTTTTAATTGTGTATCAACAACTACATCATAATCTTTAAATATTTTTTGTTGCATTTCTATATATTCTATTGTTTCATCAATTCTTTTATGTAATTCTACATAACCTTTTCTATGATATTCTTCACTTTCTTTTAATCTTTCTATTTCTTGTTTATATTTTTCAATTGTAGGGTCAACCCACCTAGTAAATATTTCTTCACTCATTATTTATCAACTCCTAATGCTTTATTTACTAACTAAAATCTCTATCATTAAACCTATAACCATCACGATTATAACAATACATAAAATTTTCTTTGTTCTCATTTTTTTGTAGTATTTCAATATCTTTTAAAAATTCTTCTTTAGAATGTTCTCTATCATATTCATCAAAAATTACATAATTGGCATTATCTAACCACTTTTTAAATTCATCAAATGTTTTATACTCTGGTTGTTCTCTAAATAAAAATTTCCAACCTGCACTTGATTTTCCTATATGTTTTATATCTCTATTTAAATTATATTTCTTTTCTACTGCATAATAATTAGTTCCCATTATTTATCTTCTCCTATTCACAATATTTTCTATTTTATCTAATCTTCTTTTCATATCTTCAAACACATCTTCTTTACTAGAATATGTTTCTAAATAATCTAATTGTGATTTTATATCTTTAATAATATTATTTAATCTTTCTATTTCAGTATTACTTTCAATAATCATTTGTGTTTGCTTATTCTTATCACTTAAAACAAATTCAGTTAAACTTATCATTATTTATCTTCTCCTTTTAATATTTCTAATAATTCTTTACCTGCACAAACAGGATAATTATTACGTATGTATTCTATTGCTTTATTTATGATATTATTTAGTCTTTCTATTTCTTCTTCTAATTCGTCTTTTTGTTTAACTAAATATTGTGAGTTTTGTCTTAATATTGTATTTTCTTTATTTAATTTTTCTAATGTTTCAACTAATATTGGTATATCATAAACATTCATATTTACTTCTATTTTATCTTTACTCACTCTTTATCACTTCCTTTTAGTTCTTGTAATTTATCCTGTAATTCACTTGCATCAAATATTTTCATTCCTAATTCATCATAAATATATTCTTCATTTATATATTTTTCTAGTTCATTTATGATATTATTTAGTCTTTTTATTTCTTTATTTGCTTTTTCTAATACTTCAACTAATATTGGTATATCATAAACATTCATATTTACTTCTATTTTATCTTTACTCACTCTTTATCACTTCCTTTGAGTATGTTATTTATTCCATTATTTCACCTTCTTATTATTTTCAAGAATTTCAACAACTGATTGTAATTCAGATATACTTATATGATTTTGTGTACCATTATTAATATTATAATAAATAATTGTTTCTAATTCAGTTAATGCTTTGTTAATTAGTAATTTTAAAT